CCCCAAGGAGACCACACATGAGCCTCAAGGACACCGCGCGCACCGTCGCCGTCCTCTCCACCCTCGCCGACGCCATCGGCGACCAACTGAAGACCGCGAAGAAGGAACTGGAAGCCGGCCTGCGGGAGGCCAAGGCCGAGACCGGAACCCAGAAGATCACCGTCAGCCTCGACGACAGCACCGACGTCGGCACCGTGAGCCTCGTCCAGCCCAAGCCCACCGCCGCCGTCACCGACCCCGACAAGTTCACCACCTGGGTCCTTGAGAACTACGGCAGCGAGATCACCCGCCGGTTCGTCACCGAGGTGAAGCCCGGGTTCCAGAAGAAGGTGCTCGCCGCGCTCACGGCCGCTGGTACAGCCGAGTGGGCCGACCCCGAGTCGGGCGTCATCCACGAGGTGCCTGGCGTCGTGATGCAGGGCCGCGCGGCGTACACGCGACTGACCGTCCCGGATGAGGGGAAGGCCGCGATCGGCGAGGCGTGGCGAACGGGCGCGCTGCCGCTGCCTGCCGGGCCGGCCGCTGCCGTACTGCCCGCGCAGCCCGGGGCGGGGGCCCGCGCATGAGCTGGCTCACGGACTGGGTGTTTGCCCGGCGCCGTACCGCTGAGGCCCGCGCCTCCCTGTACGCGGACTGGCTCCAGGAGGAGCGCGAAGAGAAGGAGTCCGCGAAGCGCGTCGTCGGCCGCCTGGTCGTGCAGTTGGAGGCGAAGGATCAGGAGATCGCCGCCCTGCGTGAGCGCCTCAACCGGGAGCAGCCGAAGCCGCAGGCTCCGCGCAAGGGCCCGGCGATGCGCGCCGAGGTGAAGCCGTGACGCAGACCGCCACCGAGACCCGCGCCGCCGGCCACCGCCCCCTGCCCGACCACGGCACCCTGTCCCGCGCCAAGTACCACAAGTGCAAGTGCCAGCCGTGCCGCGACTACATCGCCGCCTACCAGCGCACCCGCTACCGCAAGATCGGATACGGCACCTGGCAGCCCCTCGTGGACGCCGAGCCCGTACGCCAGCACCTCCTCGCTCTGAACGCGGCCGGCCTGTCGTACGAGGTGATCGCGGAACGGACCGGGTTGTACACGGCCACGGTCACCGGCTTCGTGTACGACCTCAGCCCGAAGATCCGGCGGAAGAAGCGCACCCGCCCGGACACGGCCGCGAAGATCCTGGCGGTCACCGCGGACTCGGTCACTCCCGGCATGGTCAGCGCTGTCGGCTCCGTCCGCCGGATCCGTGCCTTGGCCGCGGTCGGGTTCCCGATGCGGAGCCTCGCGCCCCGTATCGGGGTGGCGAAGACGACCGTCTGGCGGATCACGCAGCAGACCGAGGTGTACCGGCCCACGTCCCGTGCGGTCGCCGACTGCTACACGGACCTGCGTGACCAGCGGCCGGAAGACCACGGCATTCCGCCGTGGTTGGCCGCCCGCACCCGGCAGTGGGCGGCCGACCGGCAGTGGCCCGACCCGCTGTGGTGGGAGGACATGGGTCACATCGACGACCCGATGTTCGACCCGGCCGCCGCCGAGCGGGAGCTGAAGCGGAACGAGCTGGCGGCTCTGCGGCGCCAGGAGATCGCCCACCTTGCCGCGTTCGGCCGTGAGCCGGAGGAGATCGCCGAGCGGCTCGACATGGCTCTGTCCACGGTCCGCACGATCGTGCAGGAGATCCACACCGGGCAGCGCCGCGACCGCACGCGGGACGAGGCAGCGTGACCCGCCGGCCGCGGCCGTCCCCGTTGCCGGAGTCCGGACTCCTTGACTGGTCGGACCGGTCGCACTGGTCCTCGACTCCGAGGCCGTGCCGGTACTGCGGCCGGTTCACGTACCTCCGCGACTCGAAGCGCAGCCCAGCACACAAGACGTGCGCCGAGCAGGCCATCGCACAGCAGGCCGCCGACGCGGCCGACGCCTACAAGAACGGACAACTCTGATGGGCATGTACCACTCCACCTACTTCGCCTACGGCTTCCAGATTCCGGACACCCACCCCGGCGACCTGGACGACCTCGACACCCAGCTCCAGCGCCACAACGAGCAGCACGGCGTGGACGTCGGCTACCTGAACGCCGGCCACTACGACGAGGACATGACGTTCCTCGTCACCCACTCCACCTCGGTGGACCTCGGCAAGTTCGAGGTGGTCACGCCGTACTCGTACCTGCCCGAGCAGTACGAGGCGTGGAACAAGACCCTGCTCGCTGCCGCGTCGGCACTCGGCATCCCGCCGCGCGAGCCCGGCTGGCTCGTCGTGCCCGACCTCAGCTGACCCTCCCCGCAGGACCGTCCGGGGCGGCCGGCCCCGAGCCCCGCCCCGGACGACGACCCCCGCACCACGCCGACGACGGAGACCCGCCTTGAGCACAGACGAGCAGGCCACCCGCGCCGCCGGGAGCGTCCCCAACGCGTACGGGAACGCCCTCGCATGGCGCTGGTCACGAGAGATGCCCACCGCCCTGCGGCGCGGCTTCCTCACCCTGCTCTACGCCGTGCGCGCCATGGCCAACGCCAACGGTGAACTCCGCTTCCCGGACAAGCCGATCCGGATCCAGGACATCGCGAAGGCATCGGGCGCCAGCGAGAAGGACGCCCGCCGCTACATCAACGCCGCCATCGCCGCCGGAGTGATCCTCGTGAAGGGCGAGCAGCGGCGCGGGAAGCCCACCCTGTACGTCCTCATGGTCGACCCGTCGCCCGACTGGGGAGCCGCCGAGTCGTCGCTGAAGAGCAGCCGCCGGCCGTCCGGGAAGAGCCCCGCGCCGTGGCAGGAGCCCACCGAAAGTTCGGGGGACCGCGACCCGAACCAGTTCGGGGGACCGCGACCCGAACTTGAGGACCCGGCGCCGGAAGAAGTTCGGGCCCCCGCGACCCGTATGGGTTCGGGCCCCCGCGACCCGAATGGTTCGGGCCCCCGCGACCCGAACAACCCAGGTATTACCCAAGAGCTTTCCCATGACGGGGCCGGGGTGATCTTCAAACCTCAGGTAGTGGGCGCTCCCGAAGCCCAAAAGATCGACTCCCCCCAAGAACAAGACCACCACGAGCAGCAGCCCGCCGACTTCATCCGCTGCGCCCGCTGCCACGAACGCATGGTCCCCCGCCCCGGCCGCACCACCCACACCCACTGCGCCGCCTGACCCCGAAGGAGACCTGATGTCCCGCAGCGACTGGCAGCGTGGCGCCGCGTGCGCCACGGCCGACCCCGATCTGTTCCTCGCCGAGACGGGCGACGAGTTGCGCGAGGCGCGCAAGTTCTGTGCCGCTTGCCCGGTACGCGGAGCATGCCTCGAGGCAGCGCTTACCGAGGAGAAGAACGAACGCGCTGAGAGCCGTGCCGGTATCCGTGGCGGCCTGTCGCCGAAGCAGCGGGCCGCCTTGGCGAAGAAGCGTCGCGGCCCGGTGCCCCAGCAGGCGCGGCGCCGCACCGGCGGGAAGCCGCTCTCCCCATGCGGCACGGCCGGCGCCTACGAGCGGCACATCCGCTGGGGTGAACCGGTCGACGACGCGTGTCGGGCCGCGCACAACGCGAGGATTCGGAAGGTCAAAGCAGCCTCCCGGGCGAAGGCCAAGGGGCGACCCGTCGCATGCGGCACCCGCCCCGGCTACCAGAAGCACCGGCGCAACGGCGAGAAGGCGTGCGACGCCTGCCGGTACGCCAACACGGACGCCGACCGCCGGCTCCGCACGACCGGGTCGACCGTGCCCGCCCCTGCTGCTGTTCCTGCCGCGTAACCACCCACCACCCCCGCCGCCTGACCGGCACCCACCCACCGAAGGAGAAACGATGCGCATCACCCTCGACCTACCTGAGATCACCATCGACCCGTCCGACGACGGCGGACGCGACGAGCACGGCGCCCCCTACGGGCTCCCCGACTGCCCTCACTGCCACACCGAATACGACGGCCGGATGGCCAAGACCCTCGACGGCCTCGTCCACGAACGCTGCCTCGTCGGCTGGCTGGCCCGCCGTGACGAGCGAGACGCATGGAAGGTCCTCGCAGCCCACGTGGCCCGCTTCCCGTCCCGGCAGTCTGCCTCCGCGGTCCGCGCCGTCATCCGCGCCCTGCTCGACATGCAGCCCAAGCCTCCCGCCGCCTGACCGGCACCCACCCACCGAAGGAGAAGTCATGACGAATCCGATCCCGACCGAACCGCTCCCCGACGACTCCGAGACGATCATGGCGGCCCTCGCGCACGGCATGACCGGCAACCCCCAGACCGGCCTCAACATGCTCAAGCCGATGATCCTGCGAGGACTCACACCCACCGCAGCGCTCTGTGCCGCCCTCGCCGAGAGCATCGCCATGAACGCGAGGCGCCAGGCGCCGACCGCCGACGGCTTCGGGCTCATCGCCCTCCGGGCCGGACTGCCCGCGGACGCCAACGAGGTGCCTGCCGGACCTCGGTTCGCCGCCCAGTTCTCCACCGCTTGGATGAACGGCCAGCGGGATACGGCCTACGCCCTCTTCGACGCCATCGCCAACGTCCGCACCGAGCGGGACGCGGACGCGCTCCTCATCGGCGTGCGAAGCCTCTACGAGATGGCCGTCGAGTCCATGCGCCAGTTCACCGGCCGCGACTGACCGGCACCCACCCACCGAAGGAGAAGAACCCGATGACCGACAAGCCCGTCCGTATCCAGCGCAAGCGCACCAAGGGCTGGCGCAAGCCCGAGAACTGCGTGATCGTCAGTCGGCCCAGCCGGTTCGGGAACCCGTTCACCATTCAGCAGGCCATCGAGGCGGAGTGGAGTGAGCCGCACCGCGCCTGCGCCGACAGCTACGCCGAGTGGCTTCGCGTCGGCACCGAAGGCGGCTGGTTCGAGGAGACCTACCGTGTCGGGCGCCAGGTCCTCGACCGGCGCCGCGTCCTGGCCGAACTCCACGCTCTGCGCGGCAAGGACCTCGCCTGTACCTGCCCGCTTCCCCAGCCGGGCGAGCCCGACCACTGTCACGCCGCCGTCCTGCTGAAGCTCGCAAACGCCAAGCCCGCCGACACCCCCGCCTCGTGAGCGCCGACGGGACGGCCGCGCTGGACCCGCGGCCGTCCCCAGCCCAAGCACACCACACCCACCCGCCACCCCTCCCGAGAGGACCGGCCATGCACCTGCCCGACTTCCTCACCACCGGCCGCCCCTCCTGCACCCCCGACACCGCCGCTCTCTTCTGGTCCCGCGAGCACGACGACGAACAGGCCGCCAAGGCACTCTGCCACGCCTGCCCGCTCCTCGCCGCCTGCCAGACCTGGGCCATCGACGAGCATGAGCAGTGGGGCACGTGGGGTGGGCTCACCGCCACCGAACGGCTCCAACTCCACCGCGGCCGCGGCTGGTGGCTCGACCACGAGGGCCGCATCCGCCAGCCGTGCGGCAGCGACCCGGCATACCGCGAGCACCTGAAATACCGCGAGACCCCGTGCGGGCCGTGCACGGACGCGAAGGCCCAGGCGTCCGCCGAACGCCGGGCAGCGCGCCAGCAGCGCCGTGAAGCCCGCGACGGGGCATCCGAGCCGATGGCCCTCGCCTCATGACCGCCGTCGTCGCGTTCGTCGCCCTGATCGCGGTCATAGCCAGCCTGCCGCTCGGGCACTTCCTGTACCCGCCCCGCCGCCGCGCTGTTCGTGCCGAGCAGGCGGCCCGGCCGCACTCCGTCCATGCCGCCACAGCCGCGCAGGACGCCGCCGCCATCCTGACCGCCCGCATCCGTGAGGACGAGCAGGCGTTCCGCGACCTCCACAACCTGACCCCCGCCAAACCCGTCGACACCATCACCGTGAAGGGGACCTACCTGTGACCGCACAGCGCCACACCGCCAACACCATCACCGACGACGCCCTCGACGCCCTGTATGAGCAGCTGGCTGCCGCCGAGGAGACCGAGCTCGCCCGCCAACTGCGCAACGCCGACGCCGCGTTCGCGTCGGCCACCGCCCGTGCCGCGAAGGCCGAGCGGGCTGTCGACTTGCTGGCCGAGCAGTACCGCGCCCTCGAGGAGCGCCGCGACGAGCTGGCCGCCACCCTCCGCGAAGTGCTTGACCAGTTCGCCGACTGGCCCAGGGGCGGCACGCTCTGGCCCGGCGGCGGGTGCGTGGCCCGCGTATCCGAGAACGACTGGGACCGGTGGGACGCCGTGGAGACCGGCACCCCCCGCGCCCCGGCACCACATGGGACACCCGCCTCGTCGTCGTCGAAACCGTCACCCCCGACGACGACACCCCGACACCCCGCCCGAACCGCGCCACCCGCCGCGCCCTCAACCGAAACCGCGGCCGCCGATGACCCCGAAACAGGAGACCGAGATGACCCAAGTCCCCGTACCCGCAACCAAGGTCCACGCCGAGCTGGCGGACCCTGGGCCCGGCGAACACCTCTGGACCATCCTCACCATGCACCGCGTGGGTGACGACATGATTCGCCGCCTCAACGCAGGCGAGCCCGCTGGCCCGGCCCTCCTCGACCACGAGAACCTCCTCACACTCGAAGGCCCCGGCTGCTTCAAGTGCGAGGAGCCGTACAGCCGCTACCTCGCTCACCGCAAGTGCACCGGCTCCATGGAGGGCAACTGATGACCGCGCTGCCGCGCCGCTTCCACCTTCAGCGCCACCACGACGTGTCCGGCGTCTCCGGTACCGGCACCGTGGCCGTCGGCGTCCGCTGGCCCGACGGCACCGCCTCCGTCCGATGGCTCGGGCCGCGCCCGTCGATCGTGTTCTGGGACTCCATGGCCGACGCCGAAGCCGTCCACGGACACGGCGGCGCCACCGAGATCGTGTGGGACGACGAGCCGGCCACCGAGGAGCAGCCCGACGCCCGCTGACCCCAGGCACGACGAAGCCCCCGACCACCACGGCCGGGGGCTTGCTGCTGCACGGGCACTACTCCTCGTCTGACGCCGGTGGCCCGTACCCCGCTCGCTCCAAGTCGCCTTGCAAGTCGCCCACGTCCGACCCGTAGCCGTCGTTGGCGCTCTCGATCCACTTCCAGACGATCCCCAGGATCGCGCGGGCGTCAGCACTCAACGGCTGCGCCACGGTCTGTTCGGCCACTGCTGGCCCTCCTTGCTGGTCGGTAGGGGTGAGGTCTGTCCGCTTCCCCTGCTGCTTCGGGTTCGCCGCGAACCATGCGGCCACCTCGTCAGCGCGGTACCGGAGCTTCGTGGTGCCTTCCACCTGCACTGGCTGAGGGAAGGTGCCGCCGCGTCGGTACGTGTGTACGGACGTGCGGCTGACCCCGTGCTCCTCCGCGATCTGGCTGATGGTCAACAAGCGGGGGCTCCCCTCGTGTTCAGGGTTCTTGGGCACGGCCACATCCTCCCCGAACTTCTTGACGTTTGTCCAGAAGTTCTGCCAGTCTTGCAGTGCGTCAACAGAACGGCCCCGGCCAGAGTTCGCACCTCCGGTCGGGGCCAGCCATCCACCTGCATCACCAGGAGGAATGACCATGAGCAACCGTACAGAGCCCCACCCGCTCGACGCATTACTCGCGCGCATCCTGTCCGAGCCCACATGGGCGCACCGCCTCCTCCTCGCCGCCGCCCACCACCTCGAGACCGAGCAGCCGTTCCAGACCTGCACCCCGCCCGTGCTCACCGAAGCGCTCGACGCCGGGTACGAGCAGGTGTGCGCCGGCCTCCCCGAGATCGTCGCCGAGCAGGCGGCGCAGCGCGCCGTGGCCGTGCTCCCCGAACTCCGCCCGCGGGACACCGCGGGCGAGGTCGCCCTCCAGCTGCGCGCAGCGGCGGGAGGCGTGTGATGGACACCCCCACGTACGAGCCCGCGCCCGCCCCGGACCGCACCCCCCGGCCGAACCCCATCGTCGACGCCCCGGCCACACCGGCCGACTGCGCCGGCGACTACGAGGCCGCCACCGACGTCCGCGCCCAGCTCGCCAAACAGGACGCGCACCGCCGCTGACACCCCGACCGCCGCGCCCGAGCAACCCCACCGCCGCTCGGGCGCGGCCCCATCCCCCGCTCCGGAGGGAGCACCGTGAAGACCCCGAACTTCCGCCAGCCGCCGATCCTCTACGGCGCCTACGTGCTCGCCGGCCTCTCCCTCATCTGGTCCGGCTACGCCATCACCGACCTCATGAACTCCGGCCCCTTCGGCCTCTCCGTCGCCGTCGCCGGTGACATCGGCTGGATCACCGTCATGTGGGCCGAGTACCGGCGCATCACCATCTGCGGGAGGACGTGGGTCGCCCCGGCTGTCGGATGGCTGATCGCCTGCGGCGTCGGGTTCCTCCTCGTCCTCCACGGCATCGACGAGACGAGCAGGGCGCAAGCTGTCGCCGGGCCGTTCGTCGTCCTCGTCGGCAAGGCCGTCGCCACGTTCGCCCTCGCCTCACTGCGCGACCCGGCCGCCCTCACCGAGCAGCAGCTCGCCGAGATCCACGACGTGATGCGCGACTCCGAGTACACCGCCCGCCTCCATCACGCCCAGCTGGAGCAACTCGACCGCGCCGCCGACGCCGAGATCGCCCGCATCCGCGCCGAGTCCCGCATCACGCTCGCCCGCGACGACGCCGACTTCGAGGTCGCCCTCGAGCGGATGGAGAAGCGCGCCACGATCAACCGCCGCACCCCGATCGCCCTCACCGCCGCGCCGGCCCCGCAGGCTCAACCCGATGAGCCCGCGGCTCAGACCATGGCTGAGCCCCACGCCCAACCGGCTGCGCCCCAGGCTCACACCGCCCCCCTGTTGATCACGTCATCGCAGGTCGCAGCATCTGACCCCCCGGCCCAACACGACGAGCCACAGGCCCAGGCGTTCGGGTTCTCCGCGCACCTCAACGCCCAGTCGGCTCAGCGCGCCAAGGCCGTGGCTCAGGTCGCTGAGCTCCTGGCTCAGGACCCCGGGCTCACCTCCAGCCAGGTCGCCGAAACCCTGAGCGTCAGCCCCGCCACCGCGAAGCGGTACCTCCGAGAAGCACGGCAGGCCCGCTGATGTGGCTCCTGTTCCTGCTCGCCATGGTCGGCGGGTTCTGCGGCCTCTCCCACATCGCCCGCCGCGACCTGCCCCTCACCCTCGGCACCACCACCCTGATCCTCGCCCTCGCCGCCCTCGGCGTAGCCCTCCTCCACTGAGGACCCCATGACCATCGTCACCATCGGCGGCGTCACCGTCGGCCTCGCCCTCCTCGTCCGCTACCTCGTCACCTGGTGGCCCGGCACCAAAGCACTCACCACCAACCCGATCGGCTACGCAGGCACCCTGCTCCCGTTCCTCGCCGCCTGGGCCTACGGCGTCCTCACCATCCTCACCGTCGGCGGCCTCATCGGCTGGATCGCCGACGGCGTCCTCTGGATCTCCAACTGGCTCGGCGACGTCGCATTGGTCTGGGGCGTCGGCACCCAGGCCGGCACCTCCGCCGGGGGAGGCACCTACCTGCCCCTCACCCAGACCGGCGGCGCCCTCGTCCTCCTCCTCACCGTCGGCATGCTCGCCGCGGTCAAAGCCTCCCGCTACGGCCGCGATCTCAAGATGGGCGCCTGGTGCGGCATCTGCCTCGGCACGTCGGCCGGGATCGCCGGAGCAGCCGCGGTGCCGCTGGCGCAGGCAGCGAACTGGACCGGCAGCGTCGTCTACGGGGTGCTGGCATGACCACTGAGCCCGAGGCTCAGCCCACTGAGCCGCCTGAGCCGGAGCAGCTCAGCAAGGCCGCTGGCGGATGCGTCGCCGTCGTCCTCGCAGGCGCGGCCGGGGGAGTCGTCTACGCGGTGCCGGAGGTCGGCTACTTCGTGGCCGGGCTGCTCGCCACGGGCACCGTGCGAAAGGCCCGCAGCTGGTACGCCGACCGCCGCGCCCCCGCCGCCGAGGAGCAGCCCGACGACGAGCCCGCCGTCGACATCGCCGAGCACCTCCGCACCCTCGGCACAGGCGGCCACCACGTCCTCCTCACCCGACTCCAACAGGCCACCGGACTCCCCGACACAAAGACCGTGCGGGCACTCCTCGACGACGCGGGCATCCGGGTCCGGGCCGGGGTGCGCACCCCCCACGGCAACGGGCCCGGCGTCCACATGGCCGACATCCCCGGCGCCCCGCTCCCCGATGGCGCGCCCCTCTTGGAGCGTTGTTTGTGCAGCTCAGCCGCCAACGCCAACACCAACAACGAGCCGGAAGAGGGGCCCCGAGAGGGGTTCCGTGTAGAGCCCATCGGCCAAGCCGGGGCCGTCGTCCACGACCCCGCCGAAGCACACCGACACCAGACAGTGAGGAGGTGACCGAGCAATGATCCTGCGCCTCCTCGCCGCCCTCGGCTTCGAACAGCAGCCCCTGCCGTACTGCCCGCGCTGCGGCGGCCACTACCCGGCACACAGCCACTGACGAGAGGATGACCCCATGAGCGACGACATGGTGCAGTTCCTGCGGACCCGCCTCGACGAAGAGCAGCGAGAGGCCGAGACCGCGTTGAAGCGGACGACGACCACCCGCCGCATGATCCAAGGTCAGTGGGTTGAGGACACGGTCCAGCCGCCTGAGTGGCGCCGCTCAGCATGGCCCCCGGCCCGCGTCCTCGCCGAAGTCGACGCCAAGCGGAAGCGGCTGAAGCAGATCGAAGACGCCATCAACGCCGGACACGACTCCTACGACCTAGCGGCCACACTGCTCCCACTCGAGCTCCTGCCCTACGCCGACCACCCCGACTACCGGGACGAGTGGCGGCCGTAGCCCCGCTGTCACACCCCCGCAGTAGCCTGCACCCATCCCACCCCCGCAGTAGCCTGCACCCATCCCACCCGCGCTCGCTGGCTGCGGCGCTACTCGGGCCCGAAGCCCCTGCCGAACCGATCCCCCACGGCAGGGGCTTCGTCACGCCCCGACGGCACAATCGCAGGTCGGCGTAGGGTATTGCCCAACGGACAGACAGGGGGCACACCATGGCGACTCCGCTCAACGCGGATCAACTCCTGAGGGCCCTGCGGTCAAAGGGCCTACGCGTTGTCGAGCACCGGTCGTGGCGCACCCACAACCGCAACGACAAAGGCCCCTGGGGCCCCGCACACGGCGTCATGCTCCACCACACCGTGACGACCGGCACCGCCTCGTCCGTCGAGCTCTGCTACAACGGCCACGCCTCCCTCCCCGGCCCCCTCTGCCACGGCGTCATCGACAAGGCAGGAACGATTCACCTCGTCGGCAACGGCCGCGCGAACCACGCCGGGTCCGGCGACGGCGACGTGCTGCGCGCCATCATCGACGAGCGCGAACTCCCGCCCGACAACCAGGCGGACACCGACGGCAACCGGCACTTCTACGGCTTCGAGTGCATCAACCTCGGCAACGGAAAAGACCCTTGGCCGGCCGCCCAGATCGACGCCATGGTCAAGGCGGCCGCAGCGATCTGCGAAGCGCACGGCTGGTCCGAGCGGTCCGTGCTCGCCCACGCGGAATGGCAGCCCGGGAAGATCGACCCGCTGGGGCCCGGCTACCCGGGCCACGACGACATGCGGGCACTCGTCGGCTTCCAGCTCGGGCGCCCCGCCGAACCAACCCCGCCCGAGGAGGACGAAATGGCCCTGACCGACGACGACATCCGCCGGCTCGCCACCCGCGACGGCATATGGAAAGCCCCGCAGGACGCCGCCGACTGGGACCCCAACCCGAACAACCCCGGCCACTACTGGGCCCTCGGCACCCACATCTACGGCACCACCAGCAAGGTCCGCGCGATCGAAAAGCGCGTCGCCTCGATGGATCGCAAGCTCGACGCCCTGGCCACGACCGGCCTGACCCAGGCACAGATCAAGGCCGTCGCGACGGAGGTGTCCCGCCTCGTCGTCCCGGCCGTTCTCGACGCGCTCGCGGGGAGACTGCAGTCGTGACCACCGTCCCCGACTCGGGCCCGAACAACGGGGTGTTTGTGTCCCTGTGGGACATCTACCAGGAGCAGCGCGCCCACGGCCGGGCCCTGGCAGAGGTCCAGGGCGACATGACCGACGTGAAGGACGACGTGTCCGAGCTGCGTACCGACATGAACGCCCTCAAGTCCCGCCAGCTGCCCGCGTGGCTCACGGCCATACTGGGAGGGGCGGCGGTCACCGTACTGGGCGCCCTCGCAGCAGTGTGGATCAAGTAGGGAGGGCCGATGACGACGGACGAGCCCTACCCCTGGACACGCCGGGACGAAGAGTCGACGCCCGCCTACGAAGCCTTCCGGGTGTACCTGAATCTGGGCCCCTCACGCACCGTGCGCAAGGTGGCACAGGAGCTGGACAAATCCACCACCGTGGTCGGCCAGTGGTCCAGCCGGAACGAGTGGGGCGCCCGAGTCCTGGCCTATGACCGGCACATGGAAACCGCCAGCACCGACGGTCACGCCGACGAGCTGCGCCGCGTCCGTGGCCGGCACCTCGAACTGTCCGAGCGACTGCTTGATCATCTGGCCAACCGGCTCACCGAGTTCGAGGCCACCAACACCGACCCGTCGGTGCGGTGGACCCAGGCGTTCTCCGCCGCCACGAAGGCCCAGGAAGCCGCGCTGCGCATGAAGGCCGAGGGCAAGGAAGCCGGACTCCTCGAGAAGGTGCTGGCCAACCTGGAGCGCCTGGAGGCGCAGTGATCAGCCGGGCAGAGCTGTCGGCACTCTCGCCGGACGAACTCCTCCGGGTCGACGCCGCCCTCGAACGGATGGTCCAGGACCGCGAGTCCGGCCGCGTCCCCTGGCTCTGCCCCGACCCCCAGTGCGACGGCCGCCCCCACCCCGGCCGCACAGGGGCGCACTCGCGAGCCGACCAACGGCCCCCCGAAGGCGACCTGTGGGACGTGTGGCTCGCCCTCGCCGGCCGAGGCTGGGGCAAGACTCGCACCGGCGCCGAGTGGGCGATCTCCATGGCCCGGAACCTGGAGCGCGGGGCGCTCGTCGGACCCACGGCGGCCGACACCCGGGACATCCTCGTCGAGGGCGAGTCCGGGATCATGGCCTGCGCCCCCGCCACCTTCCGGCCCCTGTACGAGCCGTCCAAACGCCGCCTCACCTACCCCAACGGCGCCATCCAGATCTGCTACTCCGCCGACGAACCAGACCGGCTCCGCGGACCCCAGCACCACTACGGCTGGTTGGACGAACTCGCGTCCTGGCGGCGGCTCCAGTACGCCTGGGACATGCTGCAACTCGGCATGCGCCTCGGCGATCACCCCCGGATCTGCATCACCACCACACCCCGGCCCCTGCCCCTGATCAAGGCCCTGTTGAAGGACGAGATGACCGCGGTCGTCCGCGGCTCGACCTACGACAACCTCCACAACCTCGCCCCCACCTTCCGCCGCGCCGTCGTGGCCAAGTACGAGGGCACGACGCTCGGCGCGCAGGAGCTCCACGCCGTCGTCCTGGACGACCTGCCGGGCGCCCTGTGGAAGCGGGCCGACATCATCCACCACGACCCCGCGCAGCCGCTGCCCGAGTTCCGCACGGTCACGGTCGGCATGGACCCGGCCGGCACCGGTAAGGGGGACGAGACCGGTCTCGTCGTCGTGGCCCGTGGCGTGGACGGCCGGGACTACGTCCTGGACGACCAGTCCGAGCAGCTCTCCCCGAACCGGGCAGGCAACCGCGCCTTCGACATGCTGGCCCGCTGGGGTGCCGCCACGGTCGTCGTGGAGGACAACGGCGGGAAGGACTGGATCGAAGCGGCTCTCAGGTCCGTGTGGAAGGACCGGGGCAACAAGGGCCCCATGCCCGTGGAGCGGGTCAACGCGAGCCAGGGCAAGAAGCTGCGGGCGCAGCCGATCGCGGCCCGGTACGAGCAGCACCGCACGGTGCACGCCGAAGAGTTCCACGAGCTCGAAGACCAGATGTGCACCTGGATCCCCGAAGAGCACAGCGACAGCCCCGACCGGGTCGACGCGCTCGTGCACGCCGTGGCCCGGCACGTGAAACTGTACGACCGGGGCGAGGCCGCGATTGCCGCACCCCACCAGCGCGGCGGCATGCGCGGCGCAGCCGGGACTGTGCACCCGCTGGAGCGGGCACGGCAGGCAAGAGAACGGCGCCGCAAGGCCGGTGCGGGATGATATCCGCATGAGCGCACTCACCGTGGCCCTGACCCTCCTCACCGTCGCCCGGGTGACACGGCTGCTCACCGCCGACCGCATCCTTGACCGACCCCGCATCTGGATCATGGAACGCTTCGGCCCCGACTCCATGACCGCCTACTGGGTGACCTGCCCGTGGTGCATGTCCATGTACGTCGGCGCGGCCGGCGCCGCCGCGTGGTGGGCCTGGGGCGAGACCATGGGATACCAGGCCGTGACGCTCGCTCTCGCGGCGTCGTACGTGAGCGGGTGGCTCGCCACCAGGGAAGGTGACTGATGGGCGTACTGGACCGGCTGAGGGGCCCCCGCACGGAACCGAGCCAGGCACCCCGGGCGGTGATGGCCGCCGCCATGCCCTTGTCCGGGCCTGGTGTGCGGGCGCTGGCCACGTCCCGTAAGGCCTCCGGGACGCAGGGCTGGCAGCGAGACGCCTGGTACTTCTACGACACCGTGGGCGAACTGTCGGCGCCGGTCCAGTGGATCGCCAACGCCGTGTCCAAGGCGGACCTGTACGCCGCTGAGACGGACCCGGAGACCGGGAAGGTCGCCGGGCCCACCGACAACAAGCAGGCCCAGGCAGCAGCCGCCCTGGCGTTCGGCGGGCAGGCGCAGCGCGCGCAGATGCAAGAGCTCATCGCCACCCACTGGCAGATCCCCGGCGAGAGCTTCATCGTCATCCGCCCCCGCCCGGCCCGGGGTGGGGTGCTGCAGCCTGATGAGTGGCTCGTGCTGTCCGGCGACGAGATGAAGCCCAAGGGCGACCGGTGGACGTACACCGACCCCAAGACGATGCTGCCCGTCGAACTGGGCCCCAACGACCGGCTGATCCGCGTGTGGAAGCCGCACCCGGCCAAGCAGGCCCAGGCCACCAGCGCGGTGCGCCCGGCGCTCGTACCGCTGCGGGAGATCGAGAAGGCGTCACAGAACCTCGCGGCCCGCCTCGACTCCCGCCTCGCGGCCAACGGCCTCCTGATGGTCCCGCAGGAGATCGACTTCCCGCAGGGCGACGCCGAGTCCGTGGCGCAGGCCATCATGCTCTTCATCATGGAAGCCATGGAGGCATCCCTCTCCGACCCCGGTCAGGCATCCGCGCAGGTGCCGATCGTCCTCCAGATCCCGGGCGAGTACATCGGCCAGATCCAGCACCTCGACATCTCCACGGCCATGGACGCCGCGATCACCGAGCTGCGCCGTGACGCCCTGTCCCGGCTGGCCGCCACGCTCGACATGCCCAAGCCCGTGGCCGAGGGGACACAGGCCGAGTCGAACCACTGGACCGCGTGGCAGATCTCCGAGGACACCTACCAGATCTTCATCGAGCCCCTGTTGGACCGGATCGCGGACGCGGTCACCGAGCACTGGTACCGGCCCGTCCTCGAAGCCATGGGCGTGCAGGATCCGGAGCGGTACGTCCTTGCCTGGGACACCTCCGCGATCGTCCAGCGCCCCGGTGAGACTGAGGACCTGGACCACCTGTACGACCTCGGCCTGATCTCCGACGACTACCGGCGCGCCGCGTCCGGCATCCCCGACGACGCGATCCCCTCCGAGGACGAGATCCAACTCCGCCGCCTGGAGCGGATCGTGATCGGCGCGCCGACGCTGGCCGCCGACCCGAAGGTCGGGCAGGCACTGTTCGGGTTCGAGATCGCCCCGGCGGCCGCTGGCGTCTCCGACGAGACCATCGAGGGGGCGCCCGAGCTGGAGCCGGGTACGCCGGCCGCCGGGCCGTCGACGTCGCGCGCGGAGCCGGACACCGAAGGCGACGTCCCGGCCGGGCTCGTGGCCGCCGCCGAGCTCGTGGTGTTCGACGCCCTGTCGCGCGCCGGCGGCCGCCTCCTCACCCGCCAGTACCGGGGCCAGTTCGCGTCCACGCCCAAGCACGAGCTGCACACGGTGATCCCGGTGACGGACGTCGCACCGTTGCTGGAGGGGTCGTTCACGCTTGTCGACCGCGTGGCTGAGGGGTTCCGCGTGCCGGTGGAGTGGCTCGACATGACTCTCACGTCGTACACCTACCGACTTCTGTCCGAGCGGAAGCCCCATGATCCGGCCACGCTCGCCGACGCGTTGCGGCGCAGCCGGTGACCAGCCCGGTCCCGGACGACGACCGGCTGCCGCAGCGGCTGCGCGCACAGGCGTTCATCCGCCAGGGGGAGGCCACGGTGGCCCGGCGCTGGTTCCGGTCCATGACCCGCTTCCTCGACCGGGTGCGCCCCGACGTGCTGCGCGGCGGTGGGGTCGACCCGGGCCGGGTGTCGGATCATCAGGCGTTCTGGACCGACGAAGTGGACGTGGAGATCGTCCCGACCGTCGGCGGGGTGCTGCGGGACGCTGCTCAACGGGTGCGTGGCCGTGACCCCGTGGGCGATCCGTGGGTGGCCGACTACCTCAACAGCGTGGGCAACCGGCTGGTGCGCCTACCGGACGAGGTGTACGCGCTGATCGTCGCCGAGTTGGAGAGGGGCCTGCGTGAGGGCGAGAGCATCCCGGACCTGGCCGCCCGTGTGGAGACCGTCCTCACCGCCACCGGGTCAGAACGGTGGCCGCACCGGGCGCGCACGGTGGCGCGCACGGAGACGATCGCAGCGGTGAACGCGGGGGTGTTCCGCTCGGCAATGCTGGACGCTGAGGACCGGGGGGACGTGGCGCCGTTCAAGGTGTGGCTCGCGACGGACGACCGCCGGACCCGCAAGACGCACAATGAGGCGGACCGGCAACGCACGCTGCTCATGGAGCCGTTCATCGTGGGCGGGGCGCCACTCCTGTTCCCCGGGGATCCGACGGGCCCGGCGAACGAGGTGATCAACTGCCGGTGCTCCCTGCTACCGGTGGTGCTGGGCGAAGAGCTGGACTGGACAGACAGGCAGAGACCGTGACCCCAGAAGAGATCGTTGGTTCCAAGGTGGCTCGGCTCCGTGAGGCTGCTGGCCTGTCGCAGGCGCAGTTGGGTGCGGCTATGACCAAGCCATGGAGCCGTCAGGCTGTGTCAGCGGCGGAGAAGGGACGGCGAGCGTTCACGTTGGCCGACCTTACTGCTGTTGCCGCAGCCTTGGAAGTATCCACGGCATCGCTGCTGCCTGACAGCCTGAACAACACGCCGCGTCGAAAGCTGGAAGCCGATCTGGCGGAGGCTGAGCAAAACCTCGGCGATGCGCTGGTCAAGTGCGCGGAGCTACGCAGCTGCGTGAACTCTCTGCGCGCCCAGTTGGACCACTATGACAAGGAGAACTCCGATGCCTAGGACTTGGAGCGCCGTGCTGGCCCGCATGGGCGTGCCGACCGGCGACGGACGGATCCTCGACCCCGCCGGGGCCGCATCCCGCAGCCTGCCCCTGCCGCTCGCGTTCCAGGAACGCAGCGACGACGGACACGGCGGGTCAATCGTCGTCGGCCGCATCGAGACCATCCGGTTCGCCGACGGCATGGTCCTCGCCACCGGCTCGATGCTCGACTCCGCCGAATGGTCCTCGGGCGTCATCGAGCAGTTGGAGGCCGGCGTCATCGGCCCGTCCGTCGACCTGGACGACATCGAGTACGTCATGGACGAGGACGAGCGGATCGTCCTCACGCAGTGGCGCGTGGCCGGGGCGACGCTGGTCGCGGTGCCTGCGTTCGCGGACGTGTCCCTGACGCTGGACCCGCAGCCTGCCGATCCGATGGCGGACGCGGTGGCGCCGGACGGGTACGCCGACTGGGACGAGTACAGCACCTCGCTGACGGCCTTTGCCCTCACCGCGTCGGCTCCCCCCGCTACCTCCGTCCTGCCGCCGCTCACGTGGTTCACCGATCCGAAGTTGGACCGGGTGACGCCTCTCACGGTGACGGAGGACGGCCGCGTGTTCGGGCACATCGCCCCGTGGGGCCAGTGCCACATCGGGCTCCCTGGTTGCGTCACGGCCCCCGCGTCGCTGTCGAACTACGCCTACTTCCACACCGGGGAGCAGCAGACGACAGGCGGCCCCGTGCCGGTCGGGACGCTGGTGGCCGGGCCCCGGCACGCCGACGCGCGCCTGGCGTTCCAGGCCGCGGCGCAGCACTACGACGACCCGGCCGCCGCGGTGGCCCGCGTGGTGGCCGGGGAGGACGAGTACGGGATCTGGGTGTCCGGGTGGATGCTGCCCGGGGCTACGGCGGAGGCGGTGGAGGTGTTCCGGTCGTCCCCGGTGTCGGGTGACTGGCGGCGTGTGGGCGGGGCGCTGGAGCTGATCGCGGTGTGCAGCGTCAACGCCCCCGGCTTCCCTGTCCCTCGGGCGCGTGTGGCGTTCTCGGGCGGGGCGCAGCGGACGTTCATCGGCTCGTTCGGCATCACGCCGGTGGAGGGGACGGAGGAGCCGGCACAGGTCTCCTACGATCATGAGACAGCGCGCGCACGGTGGTCGTGGGCGACTTCGGCACTGGAGGTATGAGCGATGCCTTGCGCATGCGGGAAGGGCAACGCCCGGCAGACGTACACCGTCGTCACCACGGGCGGTGAGCGGGTCACGGGTCTGAGCGAGGGCGCGTCCAAGCTGTTGGTCATGAAGAAGGGCGGCACCCGCACCGCCGAAAAGTAGGCCCGTTCGACGCGGGCGTATCCTGACTGTGCCGCATGATCGGGCGCTTGGCTGCGGGCCGGCTCAATCGATGTGACGTGATCATTCCGTCCGTATCGAGCCGTGGGAGAACCCATGCCCCGCCGTATCCTCCGCAACGCCCAGGCGCGCCGGGACGCCCTGACCCTTCGTGCCGTCGCCCAGTTCGACAGCAACGAGCCCGCCCCGTTCGACCCGACCGCGCTCGACGACGGCGCCCTGGCAGCCGAGCACGAGCGCATCCGCACCCGAGGCAACGAACTTTCTGCCATCGAGGCTCCCGAGCCCGAGCAGCTCGCGGAACTGGTGGAGCTCGCCGCTCGCATCGCGCCCATTCAGAACGAGATCCAGGCCCGTGCCGAGGCCGCCGCTACCGCCCAGGCGTCTCGTGACGCGTTCGCCGCGCTCCAGCCGCTCCCCGAGCCCGCCGCCGCACCGGCGCCCGCGGCGGCCCCGGAGCCTGCCGCCGCCCCACCGGCGGCCGTTGTGGAGCCGACCAGCGTTCAGGCGTCCACCGAGACCGTGTCCACCCCGGTCGTCCCCTCCGTCTCCGACATGGCGGCACAGACCCCGCAGCGGGCGCAGGGAACCACCATCCGGGCGTTCGTCTCCACCGACGCCGCCGGACACGTCGACAAGCGGCCGGGCCAGGAGTTCGACGGCCTGACCGAGATCTCCCAGGCGCTCACCGCGTCGGCCGCGCAGTACGGCCGGGTCGGCGGCGGCAAGGGCGCCCGGCACGCCATCGCGCAGTTCCACCGCACCCGCGACGAGCGCCTCGTCGTGGACGACCCGCGCAACGGGCCGGCCGTCCTCGCCTACGCCCGCGATGAGACCCGGCTCCACGGCGGCAACCTCGCCAAGACGTGGCAGGCCAACCTCGACGCCGGCACGGCCAGCCTCACCGCCGCCGCCGGATGGTGCGCCCCCTCCGAAAACGACTACGACCTCTGCCGCCAGTGGTCCGCGGGCGTCGGCATCCTCGACCTGCCGTCCATCACGCTCAGCCGCGGTGGCGTCAACTACACCGATGAGATCAACTTCCAGGCGATGTATGCCGCAGCTCTGTCTGCGGGCATCACGTTCCTCACCGAGGCCGACGTCATCGCCGACACGCCGAAGACGTGCATCGAGCTGCCGTGCCCGGAGTTCGAAGAGGCACGCCTCGACGTCATGGCCCTCTGCATTCGGGTCAGCTTCCTCCAGGCCAAGGGGTACCCGGAGGTCGTCAACGCCTGGACCGACGGTTTGCTGGCCATCTTCGAGCAGGAGATGAACCGCCGGATCATCGCCGACATCATCGCCCGCGCCGGAGCAGCCACCGCGATCCCCGCGCCCGCGTCCGGGCCGGACAGCTTCACGTCGGCCATCCTCGCCGCCGCAGAGCTGGCGGCCGTGGACACCCGGGCCGAGTTCATGATGGACCCGAACTCGACTGTGGAGATCGTCTACCCGTGGTGGATCCTCGCGCAGATGCGCGCGGACCTCTCCCGCCGCAACGGCGTCGATATGCTGAGCGTCACCGACGCGGAGATCGCCAGCATGTTCTCCGTCCGCAACGTGCGCGTGCAGTTCGTGCGCGGGTGGCAGGACGGTCTCATCACCGGTGGCGCGCTGGACCCGACGGAGCCGGGCGGCATCATCACCCCGCCGTACCTGACCGCGCTGCCGAACGACGTCAGCTTCCTGTCCTACCCGGCCGGGTCCGTCGTCGTCGGCCGGCAGGACGTGGTCACGCTGACCAACGTGTACGACGCCGCCTCGCTGCAGCAGAACCTGTTCACGAGCCTGTTCGCGGAGGAGGGCTTCACCACGCTGTTCCCGTGCCAGGGCCAGCGGCTCTACACCCTCACGGACATCTGCAACATGGGCGTCACCGGCGCGGCGAACCTGTCCTGCACCGCCCCGGCCCCGTAACCCCCTTTCTGAACGGGCCCGCGCGCACGTCCCCCGCGCGCGCGGGCCCCTCCACAGAAGGGAGGGGGCATGGCACGGATCATCGACAACGCGCAGCTCGCGCAGGCACCCCCGCCGGGGCCGCTCCGCTACGGGCTGTTCCGGGCGGCCACGCTCACGGAGGACCTGGGCGAGCGGGAGATCGCCTCCGGCTTCCAGATCCCGGCCGCAGACTGCGGCGTGTCCCGGCTGTACGACGCGCTGTGCGACCCGGCTGAAGCGACGGAGAAGACCTTCGACGAGGGTCTGCCGTTCATGGAGGCCGTGCCGTACTGGGTGTACTCGACTCGGCAGTGCGGCATCGTCGGCCGGACGGAAGCAGAGCTGTCCGGCTCCGTCCGCTCCCGTCTCCTCGGAGGCGAGCAGACGCAGGTAGAGGCGGCCCTGTGGGGCGGCACCGCACCTGCGGTCGACCCGTCCCTGACCGGAACAGCCGGTGTGACCACGGTGGTTCCGGCGGTCGCTGGCGCGGGGGCTGCGATCGCCGCTCTGGAGGAGTCGTTCTACTCGGAGTACGGGTACGTGGGCACCATCCACGTCAACACGTCCGCGTACGCGGCCGCCCGGTACGCGGGGCTGGTCACCGTGGCCGACTCCGCCTCCCCGTCCCCCGGCACGCTCGTGACGCCGCTGGGCTCCCGCTGGTCGTTCGGTGCCGGGTACGGCATCACCGGCCCTGCGGGGGTCGCCCCCGCAGCCGGGAGCGCGTGGGCGTTCATGACGCCCCCGGTGTGGGTCCGCCGGTCCGGGATCATCGCGCAGGACGACCTGCGCTCAGCGCTGGACCGGACGTTCAACCAGTACATGGGCCTCGCGGAGCGGGTGTACGCGCATACGTGGACCTGCCCCGTGGTCCACGCGATAGAGATCCCCCTGGCCGCTCCGGCGGTCGTCGACATCACCCCGGCGGTCTGACATGAGCAACTTTTACGAGGGCTGGTCGGAAGTCGTTCCCGGCCCGGACGAGTCGCTACAAGCGGTGGCGGAGCTCCTGACCCGCTACGCCGGCGAGAACAAGCATCACGTCCGCACGATCCGGGGCGGTCGCGCCTTCCTCGTCCACCCGGACGTGGCACGCAAGTACACCGGCGGCCGGTCGCGCCGCTCCAAGTCTCAGAAGGGTGATGACGCATGACGCAGTGCGCCTCAATGGCCCGTGGCCGGATCGCGCGCTTCACTCGCCTGGACGAGTGCGGTGCCCCGATCTTCGACGAGTGCTCGACGCTCGTCACCACGGGGTACGTGTCCGTGACCAGCACGCCGAACTATCAGGACCCGGAGGAGATTCAGCAGCCGGATGCGAACGGCCGGCTCTGTATCGATGACCAGTCCGACCCGGCGCTGCGGTGGATCAGCCAGTCGATCGTGCTGTGCCAGGTCGACCCGGACCTGGTCAACTTCTTGACCGGTGATCCGCTGGTCATGAACGACGCCGCCACCCCGGAGGCGGTCGGCTACCGCATCGACTCCGCCGTGACCGGCACCGGCAAGTTCGCCATGGAGCTGTGGTCGGGCATCCCCGGCCAGGCATGTGACTCGGAGGGGTTCGAGCAGTACGGGTACTGGCTCTGGCCCTTCGTCGGGCAGGGCCAGTTCGGTGAGCAGGTCGTCCAGAACGGGGCGCTCACCGTGACCATCAACGCCCGGACGTTCGCCGGGTCGCAGTGGGGTGTCGGCCCGTACGACGTCCGCCGGGACGCGACGACTCCGGCGACGCTGGAACCGCTCAACACGGCGATCACGGCGACGCAGCACCAGCACTTCGAGATCTCCAGTGCGCCGCTGCCTGAGGCCGCTTGCGGCTGTGTGGACCTGCCCACTCCGGTCTAGTCAGGACGCGGGCCCCTGACCCCACCCCACCCGGTCGGGGGCCCGTCTCACAGGAAAGGGGACGCCGTGGCGCCGTGCGAATGGCCGCTCGACACCGGGTGCTGTCCAGACTGGGACACCTACGATCCGGCGGTCCAGACGGCGGCGACCGACTGGGCGACCGGGATTCTGGACGCGCTCACCGGCCGCCGGTTCTCGCAGTGCCCCGTCACGGTGCGGCCGTGCGGGCAGCGGTGCCAGTCGTGGGGCGGCTACATGACCTACCCCGTCGGCTCCCCTTCCGCGACCGCTGTGTGGGGCGCGTGGATGGTCCCGTACGTGGACGGGACGGGCACGTGGCGGAACTGCGGCTGCGCAGGCTCGTGCACCTGCCGGGCGTCGTGCGAGGTGCCGCTCCCCACCCCGGCCGCCGGCGTCGATGAGGTCATGGTCGACGGGGTGATCCTGGATTCGTCCGCGTACCGGGTCGACAACGGCCGGATCCTTGTACGTATCGACGGGGAGTGCTGGCCCGAGTGCCAGGACATGGACCTCGCCAACGACGCGGTGGGTGCGTTCGCGGTCACCTACCGGCCGGGCGAGGAACTCCCGGCGGCCGGCGAGCTGGCGGCCGGCCGTCTCGCGTGCGAGTTCGCCAAGGCCTGCACCGGGGCCGGGGACTGCCAACTCCCCGGGCAGCTCCAATCGCTGTCCCGCAACGGGGTTCAGGTGGAGATGGTCGACCCGGTCAGCTTCCTCGAGGAGGGGCTGACCGGGGTGGCGGACGTGGACCTGTGGATCCGGTCCGTGAACCCGCAGCGTCTCGCCTCGCGCCCGCGCGTCTACTCCCCGGACATCAGACAGCCGAGGTTCACCTCATGAGCACCCGGGCCATGGAGCATGCGGTGTCGCTCCTCGAATGCTTCCGTACGGCGCTGACCGCCCGGCCGGAGGTGCCGGGGGTCATCTCGCTGCGCCACGGGACCGAGGTGATCCCGTCGCTGGGCACGGACACGGACGAGTGCTGCACCGGTCTCGCCTGGGTGCGGATCGTCTCTGTCGAGGGCCGGTTCACCCGGGAGGATCTTCAGGCCCGCTGCCTGTCCGCGTCCCGCGTCGTGACGCTGGAGATGGGCGTGATCCGCTGCCTGCCGTGGGGCACCGTCTCCGCGCCGCCCACCGCGGCGCAGTGGGACGAGCTGGCGGTTCAGGCGGACGAGGACCACCACGCCATGGATGACGCGCTGTGCTGCGCGTGGCCCGGCCTGTCCCAGCAGGGTGGCTTCCCCGCGCGCGCAGGTGTGTACGAGCCGGTCGGCCCGGACGGCAACTGCATCGGCGGCACCATGCAAGTGATCATCGAAACCGACTGCGGATGCAGTCCCGGAGGCTGACATGGCGCGACGAAAGAGCCAGCTCGTCACCGTGCGGGTGACGCGTTCCTTCGGCTCCCTCTACCGGGGCGAGCAGTTCACCACGGAACGGGACGAGCAGACGCAGGGATTCATCCGCGCCGGACTGCTGAGGGAGGTGAACGATGGCCAGACTGAACCTGGACCGGGCAGCGCTGACGAGGACCTTCAGCGAAGCGAGCCGGCGGGAACTGAGGGTGGCGGAACGGCAGGTGGTGAACCGGGCGAAGATCCTCGCTCCGGTTGACACCGGCCGGCTGCGTGCGTCGATCAAGTCGAAGCGGACCGGGTTCTTCACGCTGCGCCCGAGGATCACCGTGTACTCGAACGTGGCCTACGCCGGGTTCGTCAACGACGGCACCAGGCCGCACATCATCCGGCCGCGCCGGGCCAAGGCGCTCCGGTTCCGGATGAACGGGCGCATCGTCTACGCCCGCGTCGTAAACCACCCGGGGACCAAAGCACGCCCTTTCCTGGACCGGGCGTTGGAGGAAATCGCACGCCCGCGGGGCTACCGAATTCACGAGGAATAGGGTGAGCGTTATGGACAACACAGAGCGCCCGTACAAGATCACCATTGGTGGCGTCGAATACGACGCGGCCCCCCTCCCCGAAGAGCACGTAGTCATCATGGCCACGCTGCGCGCCAAGGGCGACGACCTTATGCGCAGCGTCAAAACCCTGTGCCGCATCGTGGAAACATCCCTGGGCCGGGCTGCCTGGGATTCGCTGAGCGACCGGTGGATGAGCGGAGAGGTCACCTTCGCGGACATCGGAGAGGCGGTTCCGACCCTGTTGAAGATGACCGTCTCCGACGTCTCGAAGCAGAGTGTCTGACGACCAGGTACTCCGCCGGCCGTTCTCCCGGTCGCCGCTTCCCTTCACGCTGGGCGGCCGACTGTACGAAGTCCCGTATCGCAGTGCTGCCGACTGGCTGGAGGTGTTGGAAGTGACCCCCGTGGACGGGCTCTTCCTCGCGGCCCTGGACAGCGAGCAGAGGTGGCGGGTGCAAGACGCAATGCTGGACGGGGAGGTACGCGTGCGCGACCTCTCCCCCGCGTCGTATTCGCTGCTGGCCCAGATCACCGGATATGAGCGCTGGTGGATCGGGTACCGGCTCGCCGTGGCGGCGTTTTCCCCGACGCTCCTGGGGCAACTCACGCTGGCCGGAGTCCGACCGCAGGACGTGACATTGGTCCAGTGGTGCGCAGCCACATACGCAATCCTCACCCGTAACGCCTCCGCAGAAGACCGGTTCAAATTGGACGCTCAGCTTGACGTCCCACTGGACGGAAACGACCCGGGGGCCGCCTGGGACGATATGGGAATGAGCGCGGAGGACCTCGAAGCTATGGCGCGCGCACTCCCCGGAACGAGGTGAGGGCGTGGCCAACCAAGCAGAAGTCGACCTCCTGATCAATGCGGCCGGCGCGCTCCCCGAACTGGAACGCGACCTGAACCGCATCATCACGACCGCGCAGAACAACGCGGACGACGTTGACGTCAACGCGGTGATGCAGACCCAGGGCGCGGTCACCCGGATCACGGCTCAGCTCAACACCCTGGTCCGGCGTGCCGAGGCGGGCGCCGACGATGTCGACGTGACCGCGGTCCTGAACCAGCTCCAGTCACTCAACCAGGTCCGGCGGACGCTGGACGACGTCGTCACGCAGGTGCAGTCCGGGTCTCCCGACATCGACGTGTCCGCGGTGCTGGCCCGCGCGAACTCGTTGCGGAACATCCGCCGGGACCTGACCCGGATGACGGACGATCTGAGCGACTCTGCCCGCCCGGTCGTCGTCCCTGCGCGGATCGACCCCGACCGGGACGGAGAGCGTTCCGCTACGCGCCTCACAGGCATCCTGGGCAGGCTGGGCAGCACGGTTGGGCGTGTGGTCGGCTCCGTCGGGAAGCTGGTCGGTACGGTCGGCGCGCTGGGCGTGGCCGGTGCCGCGGTCATCCCCGTCCTGGCGGGCATCGTGGGGGCGCTCCAGAACATGGCGCCCGCCGGCGCCGCGGCCGTGACCGGAATGCTGGCGCTGGGGCTGGCGGCCGGGACGGTCAAGTTGGCCATGGTTGGTGTGGGCGACGCCATTGAGAATGCGTTCGACCCGGATGTCAAGCCTGAGGACCTCGAGGCGTCGCTCAAGCGGTTGGCCCCGAACGCGCGGGAGTTCGTCGAGGAGCTCCGGGGGATGCGGGGGGAGCTGCGGAAGCTTCAGCAGGGGGTGCAGCAGCGGTTCTTCGACGGGTTCGCCGACACGCTGGACCGGCTTACGGATGCGGTCATGCCGGACCTGCGACGTGGTTTGAATGCGACGGCGGACAGCTTCAACCGCGCGGGAAAGGAAGCGGGCGCCACGGCCGCCGAGTTGGGCGAGCGGGGCATCCTGGGGAAGGCCATCGACCACGCCACCCGCGCGCTCCAGTCGATGGAGCGGATACCGGCGCAGATCGTGGCTTCGCTGGGTCTCCTCGCCGCAGCCGGCGGCCCGTTGTTGGAGCGGTTCGCCGAGAAGGTTGCCGGTGTATTCGACCGGATGACGGAGCGCTTGAACACGGCTTTCGAGACGGGGGAGTTGGAGAAGGATATCGACGGGGCGGCTGACATCGTTCAGCAGCTCGGGCGGATCGTCGGCAACATCTTCGGCGGCATCAAGAACATTATCGGCGGCGTGACGGACGAGGCCGGGTCACTGTTTTTCATTCTGGAGGATTTGTCCGCAGCCTTTGAGCGGCTGACTGCGTCGGAAGCGTTCCAGACTATTCTGCGGGAACTGGTGGAGACCGCCGGGGACCTCGTGGACAACGTGCTGCCTCTGCTGAAGGAGGCGTTCGTCCAGCTCGCCCCCGTGATCGAGGAACTCGGTCCCCCCGTCCGGGACTTCATCAACGAGATAGGGCCCGAGCTGCTCCCTCTCCTGAGGGAGCTGGGGCCGGTCCTGCTGGACCTGGCAGTCATCTTCCGTGAGCAGATGCCTTTCGCCATTGAATTTGCCAAGGCCGCTATTCAGGTCCTGATCGTGGCGCTGAAGGCGATGCACTTCATCCTTCAGAACATCGTCATTCCGGTGGTCCGGAAGATCTCCGAGATCATGAACTCTCAGTACGTCAAGGGAATCGCCGCCATGTCCCGTGAGACAGCGGCCAAGATCGGGGAGATCCTCAGGAAGTTCAACGACTTCCGGAGAAACATCGCGGACAACATCGGGCTGGCCATCCGCTGGGTGACTCGTTTCATCAACGAGGTGGGCAACCTTGCCGGTCGGATCCGCACGTCGATCGGGAATGTGATCAGTGTCTTCACCGACATGCCGGGCCGCATCCTCAGGACTTTGGTCAACGCTCGCAACCTGCTGTACTCAACCGGCCGGAACATCGTCAGCGGCCTCATCGACGGCATCACATCCAGGCTGGGGGACCTGCTGTCCACCGTGTCGGGCATGGCTAATTCCATCCGGGACAAGGCGGCCGGGGTGCTCGACATCTTCTCTCCGTCCCGGGTCATGGCGGAGCTCGGGCGGAACACGGTGGAGGGCTTCATCGTGGGCATCAAGGCCACCGTGCCGGACCTCACCGATGCCGTGGCCGCCATGGCTCGCAGCGTCCCCCGTACGGCCGCTCTGGCGGACGCCACGGCACCCGGCGGGATGGGTTCCTTCCGTCTCGCGCCTGCGGGGGATGCGCCCACACCGATCCAGGTGTTCATCGGGGCTCAGCGTCTCGACGAGCGCATTGACTACCGGGTCCGGAGCGAGAACCGCAGCGTGCTGCGCGACCGCGCGCAAGGGTGGCGATACTGATGATCACAGTCTTCCTGGATTTCACCGGAGAGGCGGGGACGCAGACCTCCGCCAACCTGTACCGAGCGTTGGACCCCGGAGGTCCGTGGGAGTTCTTGCAGAACGTGCCGCTCCTGGGTGAACAGGCGGTCTACAACGACACCACGGCACCCAACTTCGTGGACGTGTACTACCGGGCGGACGGGGCCCCGGACACGGCGGAGATCGAACTTGGGCCGTTCCAGACCACGATCGACAACGTGTGGATCCGGGATCCGCTGCGCCCGTGGGCGGACGTGGAGGCCGGGACGTGCGAGACACCCACGGCGCCGTGCGAAGAGGGCGACCCGGCCACGGTGTGGCTGGGCTTCGGCCAGCTCGTCTACAACGTGGACGCGGTCACGCCCACGATCGCCGGGTCGGAGACGGCCGCGTCGCTGTACGACCGGCGGAAGAACCATCAGGGCTCCTTCCGGGTCCTGACCCGCACGCCGGCGGCGCATCTCGCGTTCTACGAGCTGATCACCGCCGGGGGCCCGCTGTTCCTGCAATTGCCGCTGGTCTACGACCAGGTGGACATCGTGATCCAGCCGGTCGACATCCCCCGGGACTACATCAGTCAGGACCAGCGCCGGCCGTACCGGCTGTGGACCGTCCCGTACGTCACTGTGGACGCGCCGCTCGGGCCGAAGCAGGGGACCGCGTGCGGGACCTGGTGCTACGTCCAAGAGGTGTTCCCCACCTTCGCGGATCTGACGGCAGCGGGCGGCACCTATCAAGACTTGGCCGACTGCACCACCACCGACCCGCCCGGTGAGTCCGGCTTCGGTGAAGGTGGCTTCGGCGAAGGCGGATTTGGAGACTGATCATGACGTACACACCCATCCCGTTCGGCACCCCCCTGTGGCACGTCCCCGTGAACGCTGCCTTCACCGACCAAGACACCCGGCTCACCACGGCAGAGGAGCAACTCGCCGCCACGCCCGCGATCGGGGAGACCGTTCCGGCCGACCACAATGCGATCGCGTGGACCGGCGACCCGGGCCACAGCATGAGCACCGCGGCCCCGACCACCGGCATCCTGCACATGATCCGCCTCATGATCCGAGAGGAGGTGACGCTGACATCGGTCGCCTACCTCGTGACCGCCGCCGGGTCGGGCCTCACCGCCGGCCAAAACTTCATCGGTCTGTACGACAGTTCAGGGGCGCTACTGCGATCGACCGCAGACCAGACCGCCAACTTCGGAGGGGCCGCATTCAGGCAGGCAAACTGGTCCACCCCCGTGCTGGTGCCCGCCGGGGCCTACTGGGTGGCGTTCCTGGCCAACGGGACCACGGCCCCGACCCTCGGCAGGTACCTGTCCTGGGCACCGGCCCCTGAGATCCTGAACGTCGGACTGACGGTGACCACGGCGCGCAGCGCCACATCCGGGGCCGGCCTGACCGCGCTCCCCACCCCGGTGACCATGTCCGCCCGCACCCTGAGCGGCACCAACTGGGTAGCGGTCCTTCTCTGATGCTCACTCGTAGCGCGCAGTACGCGCAGGCGCTGACCGGCCCCCATCAGGTGGTCGCCTACGTCACCTCGACGGACATCGACGGCAACCCGCTGACGCTCACCCCGGAGGGAACGCCGGCCGTTCTCCCGCTCCCGCTCACCACGGGCAGCGTGAGCGCGGTCATTCAGTCGAGGGTGACCCGACGTCTCCGCCTCGAGCTGCCCGGAGACTTCTACCCCCGCACCGCGGCGGACCCCCTGTCCGAGTCCACGGCGGTCCTCTCCGTCCGGGCCGGCATCCGCTACGGCAACGGGACGGAGGAGACGTTCCCGCTGTTCAAGGGGCGCGTTCAGAACGTCACCCGCAACGAGGACACGACGTGCACGGCAGAGGCGGACGACTTGGCGGCCGACGTCCTGGGGTATCCGTTCGAGCAGCCGTGGACGGTGAAAAATCCCGGGTCTGTCCTGACCGAGATACGGGCGATCATCTCGGAGGCGGTCCCGCAGGCCACGTTCGATCTCACGCTGGCGCCGCCCGACCAGCCGGTGCCGTCCGAGCTCGTGTTCAACGAGGACCGGGGGCAGGCGCTGGACGATTTGGCGGCGGTCCTGGGCGCCCGCTGGTACTGCCTCGGTACCGGGGAGTTCACCGTGCGGGCGTACGCGTACGAGGGTGTTGCGCCGCTGCTCGACATCAGCGACGGTCCCCGCGGGCTGCTCACCGCGGCCACGCAGGACCGGTCCCGGGACGGGGTGGCGAACTCGGTGACGGTCATCTCCGAACGGTTCGACGGCTCACCCCCGGTGCGCGTCACCCGGCGCGACACGGGCAGCTCGTCGCCCACCCGGTTCGGCGGCCGGTTCGGCCGGGTGGCCCGGGTGGTGAGCGTCCAGACGCCTCTCACGCAGGGGCAGGCGACGGACTATGCGGACGCCCTGCTGCGTGCCGGCGTGGCGCTCGTGTCCCAGTGGTCCGGAACGATGGTCACGGACTATGCGCTGGAACCGTCCGACTGCGTGCGCCTCACCTGCAAGGGCCTCACAGAGAACCAGGTGCTCGACACGCTGACGTATCCGCTGGTGGTCGACGCGCCTCAAAGCTTTGTCTCCCGCGGCGTCTCGTCGCTTCCCGTACCGCAGATGGTGGAGGACTGACCTGTGAAGACAACCCCTCTGCGGGAGTACCCGTACCCCGAGTGTGATCCTCCGCTGGTGAAGGACGCGTCCGACATCATCCAGATTCGCGATCTCGCGAACGCGATCGATGCCGACGTAGAGAACCTGACCGTTGAGTCGCTGCCGCTGCTGTACCCGGTCGGCTCCAAGATGCGAATGTCCGGGCTGGTCACCGCGGCCGCCGAGTTCACCGTCACCTACACCACGAACTCGTGGCAGACCCGCGTCGGCATGAACGACGCGACGCTGGGCGCCATCGTCATTCCGGAGACAGGCTTCTACCAGGTGTGTATCTGGGCGGCCTGCAACAGCGCCACGAACGCGGACATCCGCACGAAGCTGGTCGTCAACGGCATCGACCGGGGCACGTGGGGCGGCTACTCCGCAGCCGTGACCGGGGTCGCCCTCCAGGCCGCCACCCACAACGTGAACCTGTTCCTCACCGAGGGCGACCAGCTCACCTCCCGGGTGCGGAACTCCCTCGGAGCATCGGCCACCTACCAGTCCAACCTGCACGTCGCCCAACTGGCGCGCTCATGAACCAGCTCCGAACCCTGGTACTGGACCGTGAGGACGGACCGCGCGCCCGCATCCGCACCGGCACGGTGACTGCGGCCTCCCCGAACAGCCTCACCGTGGACGTGGCGGGGACGTCGATCCCTGCTTCCTTCCTGCGCGGGGCGGACATCGTGGAGGGAGACTTGGTGGCGCTGCTCGAGCAAGGCGGCTCGTGGCTCGCGCTCGGGGCGATCGCCGGCGTCGGTCCGAACGAGCTCCTCAACCCGTCGTTCGAGGACGGGTTGACCGGCTGGACCGTGTACCAGGCGGCCGGGGTCACGGCGGCCCTCGTCCCGGGGCCGACCACTCTTGCGGTGGACGGGGACTTCTACCTCGAAGTGCAGACGACGGACGCGACCGCGACCAGCATCGTCTACTCCAACTCGTTCCCTGTGATCGCGGGTCAGGAGTACTCGGTGTCCGCCTACACGTGGGGCACCTACGAGCCGGGCGTCACGCCCGATGCGGATGCCGAGCTGCTCGGGCTGTGGTTCGCCAACAGCACCGACCTGTACCCGACGACGAGCAGCCCGGACACGGTGATCGCTTCCATCGCGAACGTGCCGTTCCGGCCGCCGCTGTCCACCCTGTCCGGGACCGTCACCGCGCCGGTCACCGGCTACATGCGGGTCGGGTTGCGGTCCGTCCTGAGTCCGGCGGGCACCCTCGGATACGATCTTGTGGTTGCCAGAGAGGTGACATGAATGCCAGGCACTACGCCCAACCGGGGCTACCGCTACCCGGAATACCCCGACGCTCAGGACGTTCGGCAGGCCGTTGAGGATCTGGCGACCGATGTCGATGCCGACGTGGCGACGATCAACGGGGCGTTCTCCCTGGCGTTGAACGCGCCCACGGTCTCCCTCTCCCGCTCCTCGAACCAAGCCGTAGCGCCGCTCACTCCGACGCTGGTTACGTGGACGGACGAGCTGTACGACAACAACGCGTACTGGGAGCCCATCGCCCCCGAGGAGATCGTCTTCCAGGACACCGGGATCTACTGGCTGACGTGCTCGGTCGGTATCGGCTTCACGTCGGACGCGACCCCGCGGGAAGCGATCCTGGAGTTCGTGTCGGACGGAATTTCGGCCCCCATCCCCACGTCCAAGAGCCTGACGCTGGACCAGCAGTCCGTCACGTACTTCTCGCTGATCGTCCCGCACATCGTCATCGCGGGGGGCGAGACCGTAACCGTGCGCGTCACCCACGATGCGGCCGCCAGCCTGAACATCTTCAACTCCCGGCTCAACGTCAGCCGTATCAGCCGGCTGCTGCCGCTCTAGGGGGAAACAGATGCCCGAACAGAACTTCGAACCGGTCCCCATCGATCCCGCGCCGGACGACGGGCCCCCGTCGCCGCCCCCCTATCCGGACCCGGAGACGATCATCCCTCCGGGCGAGGGCATCCCACAGGAGAGGTGAGCCATGGGCGTCACACCGAACCGCAACTACCCCTGGCCCAACCCGGCGGACCCCGCCGACGTACCGCAGGCACTGGAAGACCTGGCCCTGGCGGTCGACACCGACGTCCAGTTCCAGTACGACCGCATCACCACCCGGTCCGTCGCGAAAGCCTGGCGCGTCTCGTCACCGACCTACCTCAACACGTGGCCCAGCGGATCCGGCATCTACCTGATCCTGGACGACGGCTTCCAGATCAACACCAACGCCGCAGTGGAACTGTCGGGCACCCGGTTCTACCCACGCGAGCCAGGGTTCTGGCTGTTCAACGCGTCCCTGGCATGGCCCGTAGTCGGCCTCACCTCCCCGTACCCGCAGGGCCGGCACGTGGAGATATGGGCGAACAACACCACCCTGCTGGGCCGCGACTCGTTCAACGACGACATCCCCGTGGCGGACGTCTCGACAGAGACGGTGGCCGCCGGCGGCCGGTTCATGAACGGGACCACGGACTACGTACAACTCGCCGCCCGGGTGTTCTCGAACAACGGGGCCGACATCCCCAAGGTGTGGCTCAACACCCGGGCCCTCACCGGCATCCGCATGACCCCCAGCTAGGAGCAGAGATGAGCGAGTACCTGAAGGACCTTGGAGAGCGCGTCGGCATGACGTTCCTGGCCACGCTTGCCGCACTGGCAGTGGCCGCCGAGCCGTTCAACGTCATCACGTTCGAGTGGGGCGCCGCGCTCACGGTGGCTGGCTCCGCGGCGGTCCTGTCGCTGCTGAAGGGGCTGGCCGCTCGGGGCACAGGGCAGACCGACGGCGCCGGTCTGGGGACCTGACGCCCGCGGCCCCGCTTCCCGGGCAGTGCGCCGGGCGGCGGGGCCGCTGTCGTGGTTCCGGCTCAGCTCAGCTCGGCGAGTGCCTGCTCGTACTCCTTCGCCTGCGTGGGCGTCAGGATCTTGGAGACGCGCAGCAGCACCGGGCCCTGCACATAGTCGTACTCGGCGAACGTCGGCATGGACTCGCCGATCTTGCGGATGTACGCCGCGCGCTTCTCCGCCGCGGCTGCGGTGTCGAACACCTCGACGCTCCCGCCCCGCGTCAGGTCGTGCTCGTCCGTGAACTCGACTTCCTTGGCCGGGATCCGGGAGTCGGAGAATGTGACCTTGCTGGTGTAGCCGCCGGGGCGGCCGAGCTGGTGGTTCGGGTCCGATGCTTCCGTGTAGACGACGGTCACCTTCAGGCTCGGGACCGTCTTCTGAAGCTCTGTGGCGACGGCCTCGGCGTCGAGGGCCCCGGTCTGCCTCTCCCCTGTGGGAGTGGCGGACGCCTTCGGCGTGTCGTCTTTCGGGGCGGGGTTGCTGGTGTCTCCGCTTCCGCAGGCGGTGAGCGTGCCGAAGAGCACGGCGACGGTGGTGATGGCGATACGGGCGCGCATGAGGTCCCCCCTCAACTGACAGTGAGGGCCACAACATAGCCCGGCCGCACGGCCCGTCAGTCCTTCTCCGGCAGCCTCGACACGAACGTGCCGATACCCGGCTCCATGTAGGCGAGCCCGGCCGTACGGAGTTCGCGCAGCACCCGGCGCGCGGTCACCGGGGAGATGCCGAACTCCTCCACCAGATCGAGCGCCGAGGGGAGCCGCTCACCCGGCGGGTACACCCCGCTGTCGATGCGCTCCTCGACCAGCGCATACACCTGCCGCCACCTGGGAATCTCCGGCTGCCACTCCATGCTCGGGACGCTAAGCCGGGGGCGTCGGCCAGGCGAGATCAGTCCACCCAGTTGCCCTATCGCACCTATGCCACCTATCGCACTCGCGCTACGGTGGTGGGCAGCGAAGACCCCCGCCGCCGTGCGACCGGCTCGGGGGTATGGACGACACCCGTAGGGAGGGCCTCGTCATGGACGAGCGTACAGACCAGCCACCGCCCAGCCCAGAGCCGTTCTGCCATCAACACGGCGGGCGCGCGGCGACCGCCCTGCCGGTGCAGTCCGTCGTCCGGAACTCCGGTCCGGACGTCCTGCTGTACGCGTGCGCCCCGTGCCGCGAGGAGCGCGGACTCAAGCCGATCGAGGTGGCGTCGTGATGTGGGCCGTGAACCCGAACCTTCAGTCCCCGCCTGTCCGGCCGGCCGGTCTCGCGCTCTGCTGGGATGCCAAGCCGGACGCGCCGGCCCGCTGCTGCACCCGGGCGTCCGGGCACGACGGCAGCCACTATCACGAGTACTCGGGCGCCACCTGGCCGCCCGCTCCCCAGCCCCGCGCCTGAGGGTGCGGTGAAGCAGGACGCCCGACGGCGAGCAGGGCAGGGCGTCCCGCTGGTAGCCCCGGCCGGCAGCCCCCAGCTCCGGCCGGGGCTCACTCGCAGACGAGGTCTTCGACCGTGGTCCCGATCCCTTCGGCGAGGAGGACGAGGTCCGTGAAGCGGGGGTCTCGCTCGCCGCTCTCGTAGCGCTGGATACTGCGGCGCTCGAGGCCGGCACGTTCGGCGAGCTGGTCCTGGGACAGGCCGGCGGCGCGCCGGAGTTGCGCGATGCGGAGACCGAGGAGTCTTCGGCGCTCGATGACGTGCGCTGGTAGGGGGGTGCGGCGAACGGACACACCGCCACGCTTCGCGCACCATGATCACGAGTCAGTACCCAAACGGTCGCTTTTGCTCCGACCCCGCTACGGGGGTCGGAGCAGCGTTGCTTCCTGGGGACTCGTGGGCGGATGTTCCAGAGGTCAGAGGGTGTCTGACGTTCCGGAAGCGTTCCGCTCGGGTGCCAGATTCCGGGGAAATTCCGTCCGTTCGGATGACGTCATTAGATGCGTTGGGATACGTCGTCACACACGAAACCCCAGGTGAAACCCGATCCGACACCCTGACCTCGTCATGCGCTCTCCGCCTGGAACATCCAGGCGTGATGTCCCGGCCTATGCCCTGAGCTGCACAACATCGCCCTCTCCGCTCCGGGATTCCGGAATCCTTCCGCCCTGCTCAAGAGATTCCGCCTCCGAGCCAGTCTCACCCGGGACCGCCCACGCCGCATCCAGAACGGATCGCGTCTGCTCCTCCGCCTCCGCGAACAGGTGCGCATACGTCCGCAGCGTGGTCATCACGTCCTTGTGCCCGAGCCGCTTCTGCACCACCTTCGGGTTCTCACCCCCGGCGATCAGCACCGAGGCGTAGTGGTGGCGCAGCTCGTGCCAGTGCCGCGGCTTCACCCCGGCGCGGCGGCAGATGTTCTTGATAGCCCAGTCGAGTGACGACTCCTGGATCGGTTTCCCGAGCGGCAGCGCGAACACGAGCCCCGGCCAGTCGCCATCGGTACGCGGCGGATAGGTCGCCAGGTGCGCGGCAAGGACATCGACCGCGCGCTGCGTCAGCGGCACCACGCGGCGCCCCGCTCCGGTCTTCAGCTTGTCCAGGTACATGGCGCCCTTCTTCTCCTGGACGAGCTGCTGCTCGACATGCAGGGTGCGGCGCAGGAAGTCGGTCCGGTCCACGGTCAGGCCGCGCACCTCTCCCGACCGCAGTCCGGTCAGCGCGGTCACCTCGAGGAGGGCACCCCACATCGGCTTGTGCGCGGCCGCAATGAGCTGCCTCACCTCGGCGACGTCCGGCGGCTGGACTGTCGACTCGACAAGCGTCGGCGCTGGGATCTGCTCGAACGGGGACACAGCGATGACGCGGTCGATGACGGCCAGTTTGAACACGCCGCGAACGTACCGGGCCACACGGTTCGGGTACTGCCCAGACAGGTTGTGCTCGCTGGTCAGCGACTGTTGCCAGGCGCCGGCTTCGGACGGCTTGATGGATCGGATCTGCCGACTGCCCCATGCGGGGAACAGATAGCGACGGAGTGCCCCGAGGTACTCGGCCTCAGAGCGCCCGTTGATGTTCTGAGCCGGGAGCCAGCTGTCCAGTGCGAAGCGTTCTACCGTGATCTGTCCGGCTTTCGGGTCGAGCCAGGAACCGGACTGCTTCGCCGACTCCTGTTTGTTGATCTCCCGCTCTGCCTCAGCCTTGGTGGCCCAGAGGCTGGTGATCTCGCGTCCGTTCGGGTCGTCGTAGCGGGCCTGCCATCGCTTGCCGACGCCGTGCGCCTTCGAGGCAACCCGGCCCTTGTGCTCCCCGCACTCCGGCTCGTCCGGCCCGGGCCGGGTCTTGTGCCAGCGGTCAGCGACGTATCCCATGAAGCGCTCCGAGGATGAGTCCGGCGTCCAGGCCGACGCACAGGAGCGCCCACGCCGCCTGGCGGCGGAGCGTCATGTCGTACGCGGCCTGTGTGTTGATGACCGCCGCAGGTTCCCCATCAATTTGCGTGGTGACCGCGGCGACTTTGGGCCCGAGGTTAGCGGTGAAGACTCTGGGGTTGGGCATGCTGCTGCTCCCCGCGCGTAGACGCTGCCTGGAGCGGTTAGCTCCGGTTGCGGGAGCATATGCTGTGTGACCGTTTGGTCGCTATGCGTTGGCACGGATTGTTGAAGGTTGTACGCCGAACGTCTTCACAAGAGGCCCTGTCGGCGAAATTCGTCCAACGCAATCTTCGTTGCCTTCTTGATCTCCGCAGCGGGCGTCCCCTCCATCGCCCGCACCATGGCGTTCGTGAGGATCGACTCGTACCGCTCCTCAACATCGGCCTGCGCCGGAACATCGCGCCACCCTTCACCCGGCGGAGCTGCTCCTTCGAGTACCGCGTCGACGGCGCCCTCTGGCCAGCCGAGTGCGGACGCGATCCGTCCGAGCGTGTAGGGCATGCGCGCTTTCGGCACAGTGCCGGCCTCTGCGTCCTGGACGGCGCGGCCGGAGGTGCCGGCCATCTCTCCGAGTTCTTGCTGTGTGAGTCCTCGGTGGTCACGTGCGGAGCGGAGTGCGCGGCCGAGCCGGGCCCACGCTTCTGGGTCGCGGTTCATGGGGGTGGCCTCTTCTCCTGTCAACGAAATGCGCACAACGATGCGCAACAAACAGCAACAGAGTAAGGGTGACCTGCACGGCGCGCGAGAGCACCCCCGGAATGTGACCTGAAAGCAGCACCGCCGTCACTCCCCGCCACGAACGGAAACCATCCCAACGCGTCCCCTTGCATCCCTTCCGTTCGTTGCGTATCGTCTCCGCCATGAAGGCCGATGGACCCGGGATCCGGAGGCGACGCGAAACCAGCGGCTACGGCCTGCGCAACTTCGCGACCGCAGCCGAAGTCTCTGCATCACACCTCTCCCGCATCGAACGCGGCCAGAGCGACCCTCAGCCCGAAGTCCTCGCACGAATCGCCAACCAACTCGGCTGCACCGTGCAGGACCTCGAACCGGAAACGAACGGAGGCGAACGGCATGGATACGCCGTACATGACGACGAAGGAACTCGCGGCTCACATCCGTAAGACCCCCCACGCCATCAGGCAGATGCGCCACCGCGGCCTTGGCCCCAAGGGCGTCCGCGTCGGACGCGAAGTCCTCTACGCGGTCCGCGATGTCGAGCGGTGGATGTCGGCCAAGACCGCCGGCGACCGGCTCGCCCAGCGCGCCGCTGCCTGACCCCACGTAAGAGGGGCCACCCCGGTCGGACGGGGCGACCCCTATCGGCACACCTCAACCCACACAGAAATCGAGGTCACCGTGACCCAGCCTACTGACCTTCCCGGTCGTTCCTTGTTCGACGAGACGACCCCCGTCTCCGTCGCTCCCACGTCGGGCATCCGCCAGCGGGACAACGAGTTCGCTCTCGCCGTGTTCCTGGACGCTCACCCGCTCCCGGCCCCGTCGATCAGTCCTCGTCCGGACGGCGTGTTCGTCACGGTCGCCGATGTCGACGACCTCGGGCCGTGGCTGACCGCGCTGGAGGGCAAGATCCACTGCAGTCCCGTGTTCGAGGGCTTGTCGGTGTGGACGCTGCATGCCGAGTTGCCGCGCGGTAGGCGTGACGACGGGCCGGTTGCGGTTCGGGTTTCGTGTGCGGTTCTCGCGGACGAGTTGGTCATGCACTACATCCGCCAGGCGGTGAAGGCATGACGACACCGACTCCCCGTGATCCGATCAGTGTGACGACGCTCGACGGCATGCGCTGGGTGCGTGCCGCAGTGACGCGCACGGGTCGTGGTCTGTATGCCCCGGAGGCCATGGCGTCGTGCCCGCAGTTCGTGATGGCGACGCTGGCCGAGTTGGCCGAGCACGGCATCCAGGGGCAGGACCCGCTGGCCGACGCGGTCGCCGTGATGGGCGCGCTGCCGGTGCCGCTTGGCCACGCCGAGCCGGGCGACGCGCAGGGCCCGCCGCCCCTCGAGCTCACCGAGCAGCAGCTCGACGCGCTGGTCGACGCGGGGAACGGTGCGCTGTCGGACTACTACCACGACCGGGCGTGTGCCTGCTCGGAGTACCCGGCGGCCTGCGTCACGAACCCGGCCTACCGCCGTGCGGCCGGCTACTGGGACACGGACGCGTTCGCGGTCGGTCTCGGTGCGGTGCTGGCGGTGTGGGAGGGCATGCGGTCTGGCGACGGAGCGACGCGCTCGGTCGATGAGGACCCGATCCGGTACTCGCTCACCGTGGAAGCCCTGCACGCGTCGTCGGGTGCGGTCATCGAGACCCGGCCCCGGACAGAGTGGTCCGGGGCCACGGAGATCGGTCCCCCTGGCGACGAGCAGCGCCTGGCCGCCACCGGGCTTGTGGGCTACCGCCAGGACCGCGGCCGACTGCTGCACTGCCTGGCCCACAAGCCTGCCCCCGTGAGCAGGTACGCCGACTTTCACACGGTGAGCGCAGACGACCTGCCCGACGGCGGCATCTGCGTCCACCCTCGCTGCGGCCGGGACCTGCTCGCCTCCTGGCACGAGTCGACGCCGCGTCCCCGGCCTGTGCCGCACGACCTGCCCGAGGTGACCACGCCCGACGCCATTGAGTACGGGATCGCGACGGACAACGAGTACGGCCAGCGCGTGCTCGACCCCTCGCCGGACTTGGCCGCATCGCTGGAACGGCTCGCCCGCTCCCAGGTCATGTGGCCGAACTCCCGCCTCGTCCAGCGCACGAACGGCGGCGAGTGGGCCGAGGTGACGCCGTGACCTGGCTCCAGATCCTTGCCGCCGCCTGCTTCGCCTGGGGCTTCGGTGCCCTCCTCGTGATCGTCGCCCTCGACGGCCGCCACCGCATCACCCACCTCCTCAACCTGCTCCACCACCACGGAGGCACCAAGTGACCACCAATCTCCCCGCCACCTTCGAACCCGGCGCCCTCGCCGCACAGATGGACTACGCCAAGGCCATGGCCGCCTCCGACCTGCTGCCCCGGCAGTACCAGGGCAAGCCGGCCAACCTGCTGTGGGCCATCTCGTACGGGCAGACACTCGGCGTCGCCCCGCTGACCGCCGTGCAGTCGATCCACGTCATCAACGGCAAGCCGACCGCGTCCGCTGACCTGATCGCCGGTCTCGTCCGACGGGCCGGTCACAAGCTGCGCGTCAACGGCGACGACCGGCGCGCGGTCGCGCAGATCATCCGCGCCGATGACCCCGACTTCACCTTCGAGGTCGTGTGGACGATCGAGCGGGCGCAGGCCGCAAGGCTGACCGGCAAGGACACGTGGAAGAACTTCCCGGCCGCGATGTTGAAGGCCCGGGCGATCACCGAGGTAGCGCGCGCCGCCTGCTCGGAGATCTTGCAGGGCACGATCTATACGCCGGAAGAGCTCGGGGCGAACGTTGACGCGGACGGGATCCCGGTGGAGGCCCCGGTGCAGCAGCTGCGCCGTGTCGAGCCCGGCCAGACCGACCAGTGGGCCACACCCGGCCCGCAACAGGGCGAAGACACCATCACGCCTGAGCAGGCCCACGCCGACGCCGCCGGGACGACGACCGACCAGGCCGTGGTCAAGGAGCTGTACCGGCAGGCGAACGCGTCCGGTCTCCTCGCCGCCACGGTGAAGGTGGGCGAGGACTCGCAGGAGTTGGGCGCGTATCTGATCGCCCGGGGTCAGCAGCTCGCCAAGCCCGCACCGGCCGGTGACCAGCCGGACGAGGACGGCGTCGTGGACGCCGTGGTGGTGGAGAGCGTCACCGAGGGCCCGTCCGAGGCGGATGTCGCCGAGCACCAGTTGCGCGCCGCCGCCGCGAAGGTCGGCCTCGACAACCTCGACGCCGAGTTCGAGCAGTCCTACGGCCTCCCCATCGCGCAGGCCGGTGCCGCGCAACTGCGGGAGATGACCGCGCTCCTCACCGGAAACGCCGCCTGACCACTCCCACCTGATCCACCACCACCGAAGGGAGCCCGTCATGGGCTACGACATGACCATCGTGCAGGAGCGGGACCAGGAGGAGAAGGCCGCCATCGCCGCAGCCGCCGCCCACGTCAAGACCCTCCCGTCCCCGCACAGGCTGCCCGAGGGCGAGGAGCGGGAGGCCGCCGAGAAGGCGTGGAAGGCCGGATGGAAGGCGTACGACGACGCCGACCGCTCGTACTTCCGTCTCAATATCTGGGGCATGTCGCACTGCTGCGACGCGATGGCGTCGTTCAGGATGCTCACCCGCGAGGAGGCGCCCCACTTCCCGCGCCTGGAGGAGTTCGGCCTCACCGAGTGGCCCGAGGACCCCGCCCACTATGAGGGCGACGCGCGGGCCAAGGCTGAGGCGGAGCTGACCGACGCTGACCGCGGCTACCTTGCCGCAGTCGAGGCCACGCTCGCCTTCGAGCCGGTGCCCGTGCGTGGCATCCCGGTCGGCAAGTTCTCATCGAACGACGGGTGGTTGGTCACCCCGGCGCAGTGCGAGGCCGCCCTCGCCGCCTGGCGGGTACAGCCCGCCGCGACCCGTGCCCGCGTCGAGGGCGAGATCGGGTGGTGGGCCAGCTGGATCGCCTACCTGACCTACGCCAAGGACCGCGGCGGCTTCCGCGTCAACTGACCCACCGCACGCACCACGGGCCGCCCCGCGGGAATCGGGGCGGCCCACCCCAAGGAGACCACACATGAGCCTCAAGGACACCGCGCGCACCGTCGCCGTCCTCTCCACCCTCGCCGACGCCATCGGCGACCAACTGAAGACC